TACAGTCTTAGTTTTGTGTTGACAGGCTTTTATTGTTTTCTGCATACCATTCCTCCATTAGTGTTTTATAGTTTGAAATAGACATTTTTTCTAATTCTTTTTCCGTTAATTTCTTTTCTTCAATAACCCATTTTTTAAATTGTTTATATGGACTAACACACTCCACTAACTCACCATCCTTACCGGCTTACCATCTTCACACTCTATTGCCAAACCAGCACTTCCATAACTATTTTGCGCATTTTCTAATGTTATTTTTAAGTGTAATTTTGATGGGAATTTATCTATTCGAATTATAAACCTTTTATTCATTGTACACTTTCCATTTCTTACCACAAGGCACTTCGTGCGACCCATCAAACGTACTGAAAATTATTGTACCATCTTTCAAACTTCTGATTCTGTTTCCTATTTCATCAACAAAAGAAGTGCCTTCCTCTGCACAAATTTCACATGCTTCAATTAGTGAATAAGTCACCCCACTAATGTTATAATTAATAACAATTTCTATATGATCGTGCAAACAAAGATTTGAGTTGTCAACACTCCATTCTCTTTTCATAAAATGATCACACAAAACATGTGGAAACACACAACCTTTTAATTTCATAATCATTTTCCTTTCATAATCTCAAACACTGTGTTCTTAGTTCTCTGACAATCATAATACACATAACCATTTTTAAACATTGTTATGAATCTTTTAAATGGTGGACTACTACCACTCATTAGCATCATATTAGGTTCGTGGTTATCAAGAATAGCAACATACACCATTGGGTAATTCTTATCGTAATTCTCACTAACAAATAAGCACCCGTCTTCATGCGCAATATAAACACCATAGAAAACACCACTAGCCTTTAGAGTAAAAAAGTACCTTTGTTTTGCAAATGGTTTCCGTATAAAGTTATTATTGTCACGTATAAACTCATTATCTACAGCGTGACTATAAAATTCTGTTCCTTTAATCATTTTACCAAAGCGTGTATTATCTTTCATTTTCTTAAATTCTTTGTTGGTGTAAAGCTGTATTAAAACATCATTATTTACGCTGATTTGCTTTTTATTTCTTGGTCGTTCAATTTTGAAATAAATAAAATATGGATTAACCCAAGATAAAGCATTTGATATAAAGAACATTTTAACATCACGACTTCTAGCAACAGTTTCATATAGGTTTAAAACTATATCAACTTCATTAGGCAAGTAACGATCAATTGCTTTCTTTTTAGGGTCAAGCATAAATTCGTCAAATATAATCCACCAAACATTAGGGAATGAAAGTGACTTCTTTTTGCTTGATGTTGAAAGAATCATTCCATGACCCATGATTTCACCATTGCAATAGAACTTTTTGCCCTTGTACTCAAATTCACAATCTGGAAATTCACCATTTGCTATTAAATCGTCAAAGAATGTTTTTGCAGATTCGTCAAACTCTTCTTTGTAGCGCCTAACATACATGAATTGCTCTTTATGCTTCAACCATCTTTTGATTACGTGTTTTTTCATTCCGTAGGATTTACCACCACCACGCATACCAACAATAAAGAAAAACAAAGCCACATATGACAAGACAACATTTATATCCCACCACATACTCATTTTATCACACCCACTTTAACACCTCCAAAATGAAAAGGGACTACCACACGTTGCAAGCAAACGGAATCACCGTCTATAGTGTGCGGTCAGAATTGACCTTCGGAGAGTTTTACCTCTGATGCCCTTAAACACTCATGCAACTAATTATGATAGCCCTAATCTTATAAACAGTCATGATCTAGGCTGTATGCCATCACAAATCATTAACTAATTAAAGACTACCAAACATTTTAACCGTTGTCAACATTTATAACAATTCTAACTTCATTCAGCCCACTTTGAGAATTAAAATTAGTCAGCACTTGCAATTCCAACGACTGAATTGGTGTAATAATTCCATTTTTTAACCACGATCTAAACGCTTGCTCTAAAACTCTTTTGTTTGCATTGCTAAATGATTCATTAGGATGAACAACGCCAATTGCACCAAATTCACATTTCATTTAATCACCTCAAATTTTTATCGAATATTCAATTTCTTTAAGTATAACGCCACCTATAACCCTCTTGTGTTGCAGTTTACCTGCGTGAACTTCACCATCAAGAATGTAGCTTTTGGGAATAGTCAAACCTTCCTTAAAATTCTCAAAAGTAACATAACTATGACAACGGTGTGGTAAACCTGCGCAAGCTATATGATTTTCTCCATTCTCCATTTCTTCAATGTATGCTTTAGCCCTAAGAAACTTACCTTTGTTAAATTTATACTCTTCTTTCCAAGCACCAAGCTTAACAGGGTCAACTTCAATATTTTCTGGTGCTTCTTTACCCACTAAATGGAGTGAGTCTGTATCAGCATAAATAAAGCGGTGATAATTTGCTTGCGCTGATCTAATTGTTACTTCTCTTGCATAAGAAGTTATAAAACTAGCAACAGAAACATAAACAGGGTCACGTTGTTTTTCGGGTAAAACCTCATACTTCACCCATTCACCCTCCCACACTGGTTTTTTACCAACAACTTTTGGGTTAAGTGCGAATCTACCATACAAAGCGTTTAACATTAATTTTGCAATCGTTCTCAAACCCTCATTTTTATCAATTGTTGCTTGATTTTTAACCGCAATCCATTTGTCAATATATGGCTTGAAATATTTATCACTTCCTTTAAATTTCCAACCGCAGATATAATCAATATAACCAACATCATAATGATCTAAGAACAATTTTAAATCAACAGATGTTAAATTTAATTCAACTTCTTGACCACCACTAGACTCAACATATTCAGTTGGCATAAAGCCTAGCGTTTGTTTAAGTTGAATAGTTGGTATTTTACCTTTTTTCAAATCAAATGTGCATCTTATTACTTGAATATAAAGAGTGTAAAAGAAATCTTCTTCATACTCACCATCGTAATATATCGGCTCACCATAGGGTAATTTACAATTATACATTACTGACGGGTAAAGACTATTTACATCTAAAACAATGCCTTCTTTTACAACATTTCCCTTATATTTAGGGTTTACCCAAGTAAAGCCACCCTTATACGATTTTCTTAACTGGCTGTCGTCTTGAAGAATTGGGAATATTTTTTCAAACTTATCACCAAAATGAGATTTAAAATCGTAAAATGCATTTGAAGCTTGCGTCATTTTCTTTAGACCTTGATCTGTGAAAAAGCTTAAAGCCTTACCCACAATTTCAATGTCATTTCTTATATATTCTATTTCCTCCTTTGTAAGTTTATAACCAACAGGTCTATACATTGTGTAGTCAATCTCACCTTTTAACTGTTCTATACCGAAAGCTTTTGATATTTTGGCAACTGGCAAAGGTATAATTTTTAGTGAGTCATAAATTGTAATCTTTTTATTTTCATATTGAATTGCAATAGAATAAAACACACCTTTGTCCGTTATAAGCGTGTTAAATTCTTTATGATACATTTGACGAAAGTCAGTCCATTCAAAATTATTGTTTTTCAAATAGTATAAAATGAACTCACCGTCAAACTTTAGATTATGAAAGTATATCTTTGTTGAGTTTGGGAGAGTCAGCAACTTAGCCATAAAAGAATCTATGTTGTTGCCAAATTCGGATTCGTTTTTGTCTACGTTGTAAATTCCCCAACCCCAAACACGACAGTCGTCAGCGTCCGTTGTTGTCTCGAAATCTGCAACGTAAATACCCATTAATCACTTACCTGTTCCCATTCCATCAAGATACCCATTGCACGTTCTTGTTGTGTGAAATTGTCATCATAATAAAAGTCAATTACAAGTTTAGGGTTTGCATTCGTCTTATTGAAAAGTTCTTCATCTGACAATTTACCAATAACCCTTTTTATTTCTTCTGATTCAGCACCTAATTGTTCCAATGCTTTAAAGTAATTTTTACGGTATTTTCTGAGCAATTCTTTTTGTTTAGAACTTGAAATTTTCATGCGTAATGACTCTGCACGTTTTGTAAATTCTTCAAAAGTCTTACCCACTTTAAACTCACGCTTCTCAATTCCACGTTCCTTAGCTTGTCTGCTTGTTCCTGCTTCTGGCGTTATTCCTGCTTTTTTTCTTTTTTGCGAATTAATAATGTTAAGTATTCTTACATTATTTTTAGCTTCATCAAGAGCAAATTTAGTAACTTGAAAACCTTCACCTGTTTCAACAAGTTTTTCAGAGCCCTTAGCTGTAAATCTTTTAATTGTTGAAAATTGCTTTTTTAAATCTACACGTGTTTGAATTGTTTTTTTGAGATTTCTCACACTCAATGTTTCTGGAAGTAACCCCTCTAATTCTGGCTTCTCCTTTTTAAGTCTTCTCAGCTTTGCATTAAAATTTTTTACCTTCCTTTGAAGTTCTCGTTGATCTTTATCACTCCATCGAATGTTATATTTCCTTGCCATTCTATCACCTCACCGTCCGGGGCTGTGACAAGATAGCCACGCTTTTCAATTTTACTGTAGAAAACAAAGTAACCACATAATTCTAATTGAAAACCTACATTATAAAGAGACTTGAATTTGTCTTCAATTTTTTTTACAAATTCCTTAACCCCATCTTCATATCTACCCTTATTGTAGTCAGAAGAAAAAATAAATGTGTAACCAAGATGTTCAACAATGTGTGGTGATTCCGTTAAATCTCTTACAACATTACTCAATTAGTCTTCACCCCCTTAGAGGGGAGGGTTTTACCCCTCCTATTCAGCCAATTCAACTGTGAGCATAGAACCGTTTTTTGTTGAAACTTGTTTTACAACACACTTTAATGGTTCTTCCCAAGTCGAAGGTTCACCGAACATGTTTATAATTCTTTTAAATGCTCCAAGCATACCAAACGAAACCGTCGAATAAGTTTTACCCTTTTCATCTATTACTATGATTCTAGGGGCTACATCTATTTCCCCTGTTTCCTCACTCACCAACTCAACCATTTCAATTAGAATGTCTTTTACAGGAATTGTTTTGTTAATGTTGTTCGAAATAGTGTCAGTTGGGTTATTTATAGCGTTGAATACAGCGATTTTTTCGGCTTTTGTTGTTGCCACAACAGAATAGTAACTCCCCAAATCCTGTTGCTCCAAAAGATTGCCACCCATTGCCACCGCAACTTGTGTTGTAGCATCCACGATTTCAGTTGCTTGAACTTCAATTACTTGATTGCCATTGTTTACAGTTTTTTTGTTACCCATTTTTATTTTCTCCAATCTTTAAGTGAGATTAATCAATGTTTCAAGTGAAACATTTTAACAGTTAATTTATTATTTTATTTTTCTTCTGTTTCTTCTGTTTCTTCTGTTTCTTCTGTTTCTTCTGTTTCTTCTGTTTCTTCTGTTTCTTGAACAACCAATGAAGAATGCTTAATGAATGTTTCAATACTCATTTCACGCTTTTCTGAAAGTTCTTCAATTTCCACATCAAGATCAACACGATCATGTTTTTGCATTGCCTTTCGCATTTCTTTTACTGGCGTAGTCTTTCTTGAAACAGGGTATTTTTCAATTTCATTTCCTTCACGATCTACAATCGTAACCATTGTTGTTTTTATAGTTCTCGTAATCTTTTCCAATTAATTCTCCTTTTCATGACTGTTTATATTTAACAAATTTTGTCGAGTGAGTAACCAACGCCCTCCATCGTTATGCTTGGTGTCTCTCAACTGGGTATATCTTATTATAACACACTGACATAGGAATGCAATACTTTTTCTAAAACTTTTTCAAAAAGTTTTCAAGGAATAAATTGAAAAATTATTCGTTTTATTAATCTTCAGAGACTTGAAAAAAATTGATATAATAAAGGTAGGAGGTGAAACACAAATGTTGAAAGAACTCTTGCAAAAAATTGTTGAGACTGATGACATGGATGCTAGAATGGATTTAGCGGAACAATTCACCGGTGAACTTGACAAACTATCAGAAAGTGGCAATTCTTCTGAATTGCAAGCGGAAATTGATAGGCTTTCTGCTGAACTAGAAACTGCAAACAAGGGTCTTGCAGATTCTAAACAAAAGTATCGTGATCGCTTTTTTAAAGGAAGTGACGATTCTGATTCTATGGATTCTCAAAAAGAAAACAAGGAAGAGGAAAAAGAAAAAAGAATGTCCATCGAGGAAGTTGTGGACAACGTTAAGTAAAGGAGGGTAAATAAATGCCTACTAACATTGACATTATCAACGCCATTAGAGACAACGCTTCGGCAGACTTTAAGGCACGAATTCCAGAAGCAACACAAGACAATGTGATTGCGCTTGGTGATGCTATACTGGAATTCAAATCTGGTCGCAATGAATTTGTTGATGCAATTGTTGATCGAATTGCTTTTGCTTGGGTTTCTTCTAGAAATTACAAGAATCCGCTTGCAATGTTCAATAAAGGCAAAATTCCTTATGGTAAAACAATTGAGGAAATTCATGTTGATCTACTAGAGGCTCAAACATTCTCACCAGAGACCGCAGAAAACGAAATCTTCAAGCGTGTTAAACCACCTGTTTCTGCTATTTTTCATGAACTGAATAGACAAGACCGCTACAAAGTAACAGTTTCTATTCCACAACTTCGCTTGGCTTTCCTTAATCCAGAGGGCGGTCTTAACGATCTAGTTTCTGGTCTTATTCAGAGTATGACAAACTCTGACGAACAAGATCAATTCTTGTTAACAAAGAACCTTTTCAACATTTATGCAACAGCAGGTCGTTTTTATCCTGTTACTGTACCACCAGCAATCGACGACGCTTCAATTCGTCAGATCATGGTGCAAATTAAGGCAATGTCAAACTACTTCACTTTCATGGACACTAAATACAACGATGCTAACGTTAACACACACGCACCTAAAGTGAATCAAGTAATCCTAATCGACCCACTATTTGATGCACAGGTTGATGTTGAACTTCTTGCGCAAGCTTTCAATATGTCACGTGCAGATTTTGAAGCACGAAAAGTTGTGACTAATGATTTTGGTGGAGTTGAAAATGTTCTATGCATGATTGTAGACGAGGATTGGTTTCAAATTTATGACAATCTGTATGAAACAGAATCAATTTATAATGGTGAGGGTCTTTACATGAACTATTGGTTGCATCACTGGCAAACCTTCTCAGTTTCACGCTTTAAAAATTCGGTAATTTTCCAAACAACTACACCCACAGTCACGGCAGTTGACGTAACGCCTGCTACGGCTACAGTTGCTAAGAAGGGCTCTCAACAATTTGAAGTTTCTGTTACTGGAACAAACAACCCACCCGCTAAATGTAACTTTGAGGTTGACGGTACAGATTCTTATATTTCACCTCTTGGCTTGCTTTATGTTGGTGCTAATGAAACAGTTTCACCACTTACCGTTACAGCAACAAACGTGTTCAACCCTGCTGTAAGTGACACTGCAACAGTAACAGTTGTTTAAAGGAGTGTTTTAAATGCCTGCAACCACGGTCGTTAAATTACTTGAAAATGTAGACGTTGGAAGTGATTATAAAAATTCATTCACTTTTGATAGCTCACAAGAGCAAACTAATTTTTTTAGTAGTAAGTCTGTAGAAACTCTGTCGGATTATACTTACCAAAGAAAAGACAACTTCATAAGATATCAAGGTAATGTTTCTTTAATTAGAAATATTAATTACCTTATGTACCAAAATCCCGACTATGAGATGAAATGGTTTTATGCCTTTGTTGAGCGTGTTGAGTATGTGAGTGAAGAAGTTGCCAAAATCTACTTTGAAACAGATGTGATTCAGACATGGTTGTTCGAAATGGAGTTTAGGTCTTCTTATATTGAAAGAGAGCACGTTTCAAATGACGCTATTGGTGCTAATTTAGTTGATGAAGGTTTAGCAACAGGTGAGTTAATACAAAGAACTTATGATGTTGTTGACGAACTTGAAGACATTGCTTACGTTGTGGCTTCAACTTATAATTGGCAAACTGGCGAAGAGTCAAGCGGTAGAAAAGTTACAAACAATTATTCTGGAATAGGTTATTACTCAGATACACAACCCGAAAGTGTAAGTTTTGTAAATGCATTCATTGCTGGACTCGATTTGGCTGGTAAAGCTGATGCGTTAGCATACGTATTCACTTTTCCGTATTCTCTGCTAACTGTAAATCCTGCCACAACTGAGGTTGATACACCAACAGCAAACGTGGTTAATTTTTCAGCAAATAAAAATTCAAGTGACATTGACGGTTATTCACCCAAAAATAACAAGCTTTTTACTTACCCTTATAACTTCTTAGAACTCGTTGATCATAGGGGTAGGTCAAACATTTACCGATACGAATATTTTGGCGATCTTTTCAATGATTGTCAATTTACAGCTTCTTGCGATGTAGCCCCTTCACCAACAGTCACCATTCACCCGCTAGACTACAAAGGGAGTAGATTCCTCAGATATTATGATGAACCCATGTTAATTGATGGTTACCCAATTTGCGCCATATCAAATGATTTCTTTACAAACTGGTATGCACAAAATCAGTCGGCTTTAGCAATAGGGGCAATTAGTGGCGTTGCGGGTGTTGTGGGTAGTGCTGTTGTGGGTAATGTTAGTGGTGTTTTGGCTGGTGGATTAAGTGTGGCAGGTCAATTTAATGCTTTGTATCGTCAAGCGATTAAGCCGAACCCTATAAAGGGTAGCCCCTCTGGTGGTGGCAACATTGCCATTAACAGACAAAACTTAGGTATTTATCGCAAAACAATTACGAGTGAATTTGCAAAAATGATCGATGACTACTTTACACGCTATGGTTATAAAACAAATCGTTTAAAATCACCAAGGCTTAAAACTCGTCAAAATTGGAACTATTTAAAACTTTACGAAGCAAATATAGTTGGCAATATTAATCAAGAAGACTTAAACAAAATTCGAAATATTTTTGAGGCAGGCATTACATTCTGGCACAACGACAATGTGGGTAATTACAATCGTTCAAATCAAACGTGGGGTGATTAAATGAGTAAACGAAAAGGAAGTAAATTTTTGCTTAACCCCCGTTATTCCAGTGAATGGGACATTTTTTTAATACTAAAAGAGTTGTATATGTCTACATTTAAATGGGAGGGCTTACCACCCTCTGTAAACACAAGATTTCTGGAAGAACAACTTTTTGAAAATGGTTTTGCGCTCCTTGTCTACGATGATGAACTTGAGGAAGTTTTTGGTCTTGGGGGCACACTTGTCGGTCTTGATATGTATCGAGAACCTAAATATTTAAGGGCAATAGCCCCAAGTGGCTACAATAACACTGTTAAAAACAATCTTGATGGTGTTGTTATTTACGACAACAACCGCAAGCAATCCCCTATCCCTAGACTTCAGTGGTATGCAAGAAGAATTTACAATCTTGAAAGAACTATAGATGTTAATGTGCAAGCGCAGAAAACACCCTTTATGATTGTTACTGACTCAGAGAGTAAAAAATTCAGTCTCAATCAAATCATGACTCAGATTGATGAGTTTGAACCCTTCATAATGGTTGACAAGACACTCATGACTGACGATACTATCAAGGTTATAAAGACAGATGCACCATTCGTTGCGGACAAATTGGAAGAGTTAAAACGTAAACTTTGGAATGAGGTTCTTTCGTTTATTGGCATTGAAAACAATTTTTCTGAAAAGAGTGAGCGTCTAACCAAGAACGAAGTGCTTGTATCAAATGGTTTAAGTATAGCTAATAAAAATTCAAGGCTTTTAGCACGTCATAGAGGTCTTGAAAGGTATAACCAAGTTTTTGGTGAATCTTACGGTCACGCAAAGGTCGAAATCGTTAATGTTATGTACACTGGTTTAGAGGGGGGTGGCGAAGATGGCGAAATATACGATAGAGTTGAGACAGATTCTTAAAAGCAATATTGATATCGGTCTAGGACCTAATGATTATCCCATCTTTGACGAAAGTTATCGTGTCACCTTTAATGATAAGCTTCTAAAGCATTATATGTTCAATGAGATAGGAAGTGAAACGGCTGACCGTTTTGTTTATTATCTCAACCGAACATTGAATGAAATAATGCCATATTACAATAAGTTATATGTGGCCGAACTGAAAGAATTTGATTTTTTAATAGACTTTAAAAAGACTGTCACGGGCTCTAAGGTTATCGACATTGATGTAAAACAAAATATTGATAATGAAACAACCATAGAGAGCGAAACATCACAAAACAGCACAACTGAAACTGATTCCACAGCTAACAAATCTGACAATAGTAACACTCAAAACGGTGCGACAGTTTTAAACATTGGAAGTGAAACACCTCAGAGTCAATTGTTGTTGGGCAATATTGAGGAAAATTTATATGCTGATAAGGCTAACGTAACCAAAGACAATAGTTCTGTTGCGTTCATTGCAAATTCAGATACAAATTCTAATCAAACTGTTGAAGACAGAACTAAAAATAGTGTTGAAAGTGACAGTGCCAGTAGCACAATAAACAAAACAGACAGTGAGACAACCGAATCACACAATATGAGTGAAGAAGGTTTCAACACTTCTCAGTCTGAACTTCTTATGAAGTATAGGGAAACTCTTATTAACATTGATATGATGGTAATTGAAGACCCTAGAATTAAGGCATGTTTCATGCTAGTTTACTAATGTTTCACGTGAAACATAGGAGGTGAAAAATTGGGTTATCATACATGTGGAGGAACTGTCTATAAACCTTGTGGATTTGACTTAACTTTCCTTAATGATGGAACTTTGACAACTTATGAAAAACTTTGTTATATGATTGAGTTGTTTAGGGAAGCACTTGGTGGCCTTGATGGAATTGACGAAGCTTTAGCGCTAAAAGAAGATAAGATAAACTTAACAAATGTTCGTCTTCTTTCTGAAACTGGTGATTTTACCGGTACATGGGCTGGTGAAACCAAGGTTGAATACACAGCTTTTTTACAATCTTTTATACAAGCTTTGATTGACAATCTTCAAACTCAAGTCGATGATTTAGCTATTGAAGATCAAAGAATTGAAAGTAAGTTTGATGGTGAAGTTACTAGAATAGATGCGGAAATTTCTGCACTAGATGTTAAATATGGTGACGAAATTATTAGGGTTGATGCTGAACTTGCCCTCAAGGAAAACAGCATCGATATTACAAACCTAAGACTTCTCTCACCCACTGGAAATTTTACTGGCACTTGGGAGGGCACAACTTATGCAGATTTTCAAGCACAAATTACGAACGCTGAAACGCTTTATCAGAATGTCATTGATCTGATAAATGCAAATCCAAATGTGGGTATAACTGTTCGTGACGGTGGATTCTTGGCAAGTGCTGTTGTTCCTACTTTTGAAGATTTTGGGTTAGTTGCTGACCCTCCAACTCTTGAACTTGATTATGGCTTAGTAATCTACCCTTGTAATTGTACAATTTAGGAGGTATTAAATGAGTACTGTTGCTAAGATACGAAGAGGCACAAAAGCAGAAATTGATGCTCAAACGGCTTCACTTTCTGAACTGCAACATGCCACTGACACAAGCGATATTATACTAGGTGGAAATAGTGGTAATGTTAACATCACATACGATCAGCGCACAAACAAAATTCACAAAGGGGTTATTGTTGGTAGTAGAATTTCGTTTACCACTGGAGATAGACCTTACAAATATCAAGAAGGTGGACAGGTTCAATTTTATGTTGATTCTGATATAACAGCCCCCGTTACACTAACGATTGATTCTGGTGTTGAGTTAGATGTTGTTGATCTACAAGGTTTTCCAGTTGACGTTTTTGCTAACACCATATATGTAGCGTTTTACCATAATGATGGTACAGCGGTTTTTCAGTTAGCCCCTAGAGGTGGTGCAGTTGGTGGCTTAAAACCCATCATGGGCGTTAACCTTGAAAGTGGTGGGGCGGGTGAAGTGGATTTAACAACACCGGAAACCATTTTTAGTGGAAGTAACACAACTGATGGAGACAAAACAATTGCTGAACTTAATAACATAATTTATCAAATCATTTATGTTGCGGGTGTTGGTTACAAAGTTATTAAGCGTGGAGACTTCCCACCGGTTGAAGCTTTCAGAATGGATAGTGCTTCCCTTGGTGCAGAGCCAACAATTGTAGCTGATGAATCAAACGAAAAAATTCACATTATCGGTCACAACGGTTCTAACACTATTTATCACTGGATTGTAGACCCTTCACAAAGTGGTGATCTTTTCGGTGAATCTATGACACTGGCAAACACTGAAACAACAATTGGTAGAACATCTGCAATTATAGAAGATGGAAAATTGTTCTGGGCCGTTCAAAGTTCTAACACATCTTACCCCGACAACGACAATGTAATTTCTCAGTTAATGTCTATTCAAGTTGGTGGTGGCTCTGTTGTTGGTGATTACCCTGTTGAACAAACTACTCAATTTTCAGACACAAATTTAACTGTTAGAGGGTTGAGTGTTGGTCTTGATGGTGGTGTGCCACATATGTCGCTGTTGTTTGCTAGAATTGCACAATTTAGAAGGGATTGTCTTTATATTAGAAGGGACAACACACTCACTTCTGACGCTCAAATAAGTGTTAACTGGTCACAGACAGTTATTGTTGCTAATGGTGTTGGTGTTGGTGTGACTTGTCTCCACAATAAAGGGGCAGGGTCTAACATTGGTAGAAAATTTGTTAGTGTAGATGTTAACAGTGTTGTTTTCTTTTACTACAGCGACAACAATGGTGTTAGTTTTACCGAAGTTGATATGGGTGTTGGTGTTGCACCTTCTCTAAGTGAAAAAACTAATGGTGATATCGATTTCGTTTATACTAGCGATGGTGATGTTGTTGGTAGAACTCTAATAGATGGCACTACAACACCTTTATCATTTCAAATTCTTATTGATGGTGCTTTCGATGCAAAGGCACTTAAAAAAGTTTACTCTTACGACAAGCCACCTGTCACCGGCAGAACTGGAACAAGTGTAAAACTTTATGGTAAATGGTCAACTGTTGATCTTTCACCTGCATTGCTTGTTGAAAATATAAGGGCAGGCGAATACGTTTACTCCAATCAAGAAACAACGATTGAATTTAGCGCAGGTGGACAACAAACTATCCCTGCTGTTAATTCAGCTAGTAACGAAAGTGAACTAATTGCTTCGGGTGCTGGTGATCTTTACGGAACTGGCACAAGTAGATCATATGTAACTGGCGTTATTTCTACTCAATCACTTGGTTATACACCTATTTAGGGGGTCTTATGAAAGAATTTTTACCTTTTGATTTTTCCTTGTTAAAACTTTTCATCGGTGGGATTGGTGCTTTTATCGCGCAGTCGCTAGGTGGAAACGATGTTTTAATACAAGGGATTTACACTTTAATTGTAATTGATTATGCTACTGGTCTTTTGATGGCTCTTTACAATAAAAAGTTAAGTAGTGAAATTGGGTATAAAGGCATCATCAAGAAAATTCTTATGTTGTTTGTTATTGCTATGGCGCACAATGTGGAAGTTACACTACCTATTGATGTGCCCATAAGAAATACCGTTGTAATAATGTATTATGTTAACGAAGGAATAAGCATACTAGAAAACGTTAGTTTTGCAATTCCTATACCAAAACAGTTGATTGAAGTTTTAGAAAAGGTGAAATCGTGAGTGGTTATTTTAAAACCATGTCAGATGGTTCTCCAGTGAACAAGCAAAAAGCAAGGGCTATTCAATTAGCCCTTGGTTTACTGGGCGATGGTAAAATTGGGGCGCACACTTTTGACGGACTTTATCGCCACCATGCTAAACCAGAACATTGTTACTCAGACAAATTCTTTAACAACTATGTAATAACTGGTAAAGCTGAATGTGTTAACATTTCAACTAACTTTAAACTTTTACCCAACCATATTAGTGGCACTTTCAGTTGGAAGGGTAGACCTTCTTCTGCACTTGTATTTGCAGGTAAAATTTTAAATGCTTCATCTTCTCATGCTTGGTTAGGTAAGCCGGACACTGTTTTGTATTTTGATGGAATTGAAGTTAGAGCAGAGCGTTCACTTTCATTCAACAAAAAGTGTGAATGGGCTATAGGTGGTGTAGGTCTTCATAATTGGAATCCTGTTCTTGAAGGTTATGGAACTTTTGAAAATAAAGAAAAGGATATAGTTCTTGGGGATTATTCTGATGTTTTTAGAGAGACTTTCCATACCGCTATAGGTGTTTATGAGGATGGATATGTTTGCATGGTTTATTTTTATGGAACTGGTCAAAAATTACGTGATTATATGATGAAGAAATTAAAATTTAAACTTGCTGTTATGCTTGATGGGGGGCATTATGCGGCAATTCGATCTAATGTTAAAAACGAAAATCTTGGACAATATCAAAATTGTCAGATTGGTTTTGGGTGTTAGTATGAAGCTACTTAACGACAAAATACCTTATTGCAATTTCTTCACTTTTGGTGAAATGGCTTGTAAGGACAATGAAAACACATTGAAGGTTACAGAAGATTCATTAAGACACGCCATGATTATGGATGAGTTTAGAGTATGGTGGGGTGAAGCAATAATACCTACTTCTTGGTACAGAACACCCTCACACAATAAAGCTGTTAGAGGTGCTAAGTTTTCTAAACACATGGAAAGCATAGCAACAGATTTTAAAACGGAAAGACTACAAAATAAAATTGTAATTCTGGCTATGATGGAGTGGGCGAGAATCTGTCAAAAATATGGTGTAACTGGTGCATTCTTTATTTATGATTGGGGGCTTCATCTTGACAGTAGAAAGGACAATCAATTTATATGGTGGGATTTTAGAAAGGGTGGTTTGAGTGGGTAAGTCAACATATACTAAACCCTATGCAGAAATTGAGGCTAACGTAAGTCTTCCCATTGTTCATGATGGGTCAGACGTTGTTGAGTTAATTGTTAAAATAGGTGACTGTGAGCATGAGGTTGACGTTTTTGGTGCTTATTTTCAAAGAACTGGTGGCACAGGAGAGGTTCAAATACAATTAGATGCTGAGGTTCTTGTTAATGACCCTACAGGTGGAATGCCAGATACAAATTTCTTATTTGCAAATCTTGATCTTGACGGTGTTCAAAATTTGCCGTTTGTTGACTTAATTGAGGGTGCTACTTACACGCCAAGTCCCTTAGATCAGAATATTTTTAGAAGTGGCGGTATTGCTGAATCTGGTGGTATATTTAGCTCTGACCGTGTTGGTTATGAACCCAATTTAAGAGGTTTTAACTACAGTGGTTTGAGGAATAAAAACATTGTAATTAGATCAACTGTTTTAAGTGGTGAGAATACTAATGTTGAATCAATACTTTATTTGAGAGTTGTTCAATATGAAAAATGTTAACACTAATGGAGGAATGGTATGCAGAAAACAATAAAAGCCTGTCAACACAAAACTAAGACTGTACATGTCGAAACTTTCCCAACTAAAACTCACCGTGGTAGTGAGCAATTAGAGTATGATGTTACTTATTGTTCTAAGTGTGGCAAGAAACTGCGGTCAGAGTTGAAGGAGCAAGAAGCGAATGAAGAGGGTGAGGAAGTAAGTGAATAGCTTTGCCCATTAAATTTGAATAGAAAACGGATAAACAATCCCCCAATTCTCATGTGCTGAAATGTGCGAGTAGAAATGGGGGATTTTGTGAGGCCGGAAAATAAAAATATCC